CAGCGGTAAGGCCCGCAAGCGAGGCGGCGGCCTGGACGAGTTGCTCTTCGATGGTCATGCTAGTCCTGCGGAAATTGGCAACCTTGGCCGAGGGGACGACGGCCTCTTCGACCTCGTCTTCGACTTCTTCTTCGGACTCTTCGACGACTTCAGGCACATCCTCGGGGGCCATGACTTCGACGCCCAGGGCGGCCACGGCCTCGCGGCTGTCGGCCCGGTTGTCGATGAACAGGTCGACCACTTCGCCGGCGTCGAGGCGTTCCTTGATGATGCGGGCCTTGAAGGCGGGAGCCTCTTCGGAGCCGTCATTCATGATGAGCTCCTGATACTCGAGACCAGTGGCGGCGAGGTCGGCCACGGTCTTCTCGCGGTCGGACTCCGGGCGGTTGGTCAGGACGACCACCTCTTCGGCGGTCTCGTCGATGTAGTCGATGACGCGCTCGACGGGCTGGCCGTCTTTCAGAAGGGTGTCGTCGATGTCGGTGAAGATGCGGGGCATAAGATTAGAAGGATGCGAGGGCTTTGGAGAAGGAGTCCGCAAGGCCGGTGACTAGGCCCTGGGCGGCGGCTTGCTTGCCGGAGAAGACCTGACCGCGTAGGGCGGAGTCGGCGACCATGGCCCGCTTGCCGCGGATGGCGGCCTTGAAGTCTTCATGGATGCCGTCGACCGAGGCCTGAAGGTCGGCGAGCTGCTCGTCGGAGAGGGACGTGCCCTCGATGCCGGCGCCCTTGAGGGGAGAGCCGGAAGACTTGATGACGACCATACGCACGCCCTGGGACTCGTAGAGCTTGGACATGTCAGGGATTGCCATGTAGACGCCGACGCTGCCGACGGTGGCCGAGGGGGAGGCGACGACGCGGTCTGCCTGAGAGCCTAGCCAGTAAGCAGCCGAGGCCATCTCGGAGTCAGTGTAAGCCATCGTCGGCTTGCCCACGTCGCGGATCTTGTTGGCGAGCTCTTCGACGCCGGTGACCGTGCCGCCAGGCGACGAGATGTTAAAGGCAATCTTCTCGACCGCAGGGTCGGCCGCCATCGCGTCGAGCGTGGCAGAGATTTCATTGACGTCGGTCACGCCCATCATGCGCTCGAGTGGCGAGACGCCCTTGGAAATTAAACCGACGATAGGGATGACGCCCACGCCGTTCTGGATATACGGGGCAGGGGCCACGCCGAAGATCTGCGCGAGCATGTCGGAGAAGCCGAACTTGTCGGCCATGACCGAGAAGTCTTGGGCCTTGGACGGGTCGATGAGCATCGGCTCACGGCCCTTGAGTGCATGGGAGAGGAAGCGGGTCATAATCAATTAAGGCTGGGGAGGCTTAGGGGGCGGCGGGACTTCGAGGTTTCCAGCGACGTCGGTCGGCATCTGACTGCTCGCCTGACCCTGCTGCAACCAGTTGAATCCGGGCTTGTAGAGCATCCAGAAGGGGACGTTGACGCGCTGCGCTTCGGATAAGATATAAGCCATATCGTCGGCGCGGCGGGCGACCTCGGTGCGGAAGTCGAGGCCTCGCAGACTGAAGTCTTCGCTCAAGGATGTGCGGCCCATTTCTAGGTCAGCGCGATCACTGGATGACTCGCGGCCAGCGTCGACGGTGACGCTCTTCGGGGTCGTCCAAGAGGCAGACCACCAGCGGGGGTCGTCAGGGATTTCACCCTTGGCGATACCGTCTGCGATTATGTATTCAAAGGTCGGTTGGCAAAAGGACTCGACTATGACGTTTGCATATTTCCCGAAGACCCGGGCGGCCTTAGCGGTGACCAGGCGAACCCCGGCCCCGCCGGCGGTCGTCACGTCCTTGACGAACTCGTAAGGCAGGATTGAGCAAATATCTTTTTCGAGCGCGGCGAGGAATCCGACGAACGTAGAGTTCGGTCTTTTTGACTCAAAACTTTCAAAAGAATCCGTGCTTTCCATGACGATGGCTTTGCCGCCCATCTGACTTGCGATGATCTCAGCGGAGTTATGGTTCGACGAAATCTCGGAGGCCGCATCGTCGTCGAGGAAGCCGGAGCCCTTCTTGATTACGCGGGTCACGTCGCCGTTATCCTTCACGGCGCGGCGCTCGAGCTCGAGGATTTCCTTCACGTCCTGGACTCCGTTGAGCGCAGACTGAAGCACGGGGACGCCGCGAGAACCCGAGGCCGTCTCCATGTCCATGACGTGCATGACGGACTGAGCCTCGACCTTGCGGGAGGAGCCGTCGGCTTGGTAGACGTAGTAGCAAACCGGCTCGTTATACTTCCCGAAGCCGATGCCGTCCCAGCAGTCCGCAGGGGTGTCGCCGTCGGCAGGGTCGCCGACGCGGTGGGCTTCGATGATTTGAATCTGGGCCCGGTCGCCGTTGACGACCTTGATGGCGAAGGCATCGCCGTCGCGGATGAGCGCACGGATCAGGATGCTTTGACACTGATAGAAAGACTTTCCGGAGACGTCGATGCGCTTGGCCTCGCGGGCAAAGTACTCTTCGTAAAGCCGAGCGGTCTCAGGGTCTTCGGCGTGGGACTGCGGTTTGATACCGTCGCCGACGACGTAGATGCAAAGGTCGTTCAGGATCTGGCGGAAGAGAGCGGACTCGCGTTCGGCCCATCGGCACTTCTTGACCATCTCGTTGCGATCCCAGGGCGAGAGGTCGCGGCGCATGTCGTCCGGCTGCGGAGCGTAGATGACGCGGCGAGCGTAGGTCTGGACGGTCGAGCCCCACTGGTTCCCGCTGTACTGATTGTTGAACGTGGCCCCACTCGACGCGGCTTGCGGCGCGGTCGACGGTTTCTTCCTCGCGGAAGGCTTGGCGGGCTTCGTGACTTTCTTGCGGGGGGGCATAGATTATTCGTAACGGTTATCCCATCGGGTGTAAACCATCGTCGAGCGGCGACCATACTTGCCCGGGTCGAGGCGAGATAGGCCGAACATCGCCTCGTTCAAGACCTCTTTTGGGGTCATGCCTGGGAAGGCCTTGGTCGCGGAAGAGCCGGAGTCACTGTAACTCATGAGGGTCTTCCCGTCCATAATCAGCTGAAGAGCCTTCGCCTTGAGGTCTAGCAATTCGCATTCCGTCAGGCCGATGAAGATTCCTTGTGCCATTTAATCCTGCGGTAATTGGCAACGAAGGGGGCGGCGACGCCCATATCCACGCCACGAGCTCTTCTTCCCGCAACTATCGGCGCCGCCGCTTAGGTGAAGTGTCCCCGGGTTCATGCGGAAGGCAAGTCGGTTTCGGTTGTTTCCTTGCCGACGATGCCCCAACGGACGGCCGCCAGGAGGCCGAGCAGTTCGCAGTCGAAAGCGTGGTTATCCTTCTTGCCCTGAGGCAGGAGCCACTGAGGTTTCCCCGTGCGCCTGTCCTTCACGCGGACTTCGGCATTCATCTGGTCAACGTAGTCCTGGCCCGCGTCTAGCGAGTAGGTGAATACTTTCCGAGAGCGTAGGCCGTGCAGGAGATCCTTGCCGGCGAGGTTAGACCACACGATCAGGACGGCCCTAGCCTGGAGACCGGGCACCATGATCGTCTGCTTGTCGGAATAGAAGCGGCGGGTCTGCTTGCCGTCCTTAGCCGTCACCGAGAAGTCTTCGTTACCTGACCCCTTCGCACACTTCCAGCCACGCATGGCGGTCTGCCGATAGACGTCTTGCGCGGCGTCTCCTGAGTCCACGCAGACCAGGGCCTGATGTACGCCGTGTTTCTTGATGAAGGCCTCGACGTCCTGCCATGTGTCAATCTTGGCGAAGGCCTTGAGACGGCTATGCCCGGTGCGGCTCCACCGGCGGATGGCGCAAAAAAAGTGGCCGCGCTGCACGTCCACGCCGGCGGTGCGGAAAGGGAAGGAGCCTTCGGGCGCTCCCTCGCGGTCGACGACCCTGCCCTTCGGCGTGATCACTGACTCCCCGTCCCAGTCGTCGGCCATGTTGTAGTTCGCGGCCTGGGCGATGTTCACGATCTCTCCGCCCTCCTCGGCCCAGCTGAGAGCCAGCCGCTTCTGTTTGAATTGGCGACGAGCGTCTTCGTCTCCGTAGATGTCCGCGGCCTCCTTGGCCTTGATCATCATCACGGCCAGTTCGCCCCAGCTCATGGATGCAAGGCTGTTCCAATGTAGGCCGATGTGCCCGGAGTTTGCCGACGATGCTGTGGCCACAAACGCACCACGCCGATTAGCCTCGAGGCGCGTGGCGTTATTGTCGGGGAGTCGCTCTTGGCATGAGGCGCACTCGTACGTCGTGCCGGTGCTGACCTTCTGCAAATCCCAAGAGCCCGTCTGCTTGGCGTCGTCAGGAAAGCGGACTTGCTCCCATAAGTAAGGCTGGAGCGTGTCGCATTTGATGCACCGAAAGTTCCAGTCGCGTTGATCGGTGGACTCGTGCAGCTGATGGAACTCCTGCCCAGCCCGTCCGCCCTGTGACATGAAGATGCGCTTGCCCATCCAACCGAAGGCGGTGACGCGCGCGCTCAGTTCGGCAAGGTGCCCGCTAGGTGCCTGCCAACATTCATCTGCAATTGTATATCGAAGCGAGAGGCGCTGAAGGTTGGACTCGTTCCACAGGCCGCGACAGTAGAGCGTCATGCGGTCGAAGTCCGTCGTCGTCGAGCGATCCATGTCGTCGACCGAGATGCGGGCCTTCACCGGCGGGCAGTTGTTCCACACTGGCCGCATGTAGCGTAGGGCGAAGTCCTTTGATTCGGCATCCGTGCTTTGGAAAACACAGGTAGGGCCGGGAGCGTTCGCGATGATGTGGCAAGTAAACAGGCGGGCGAAGAGGGACTTGCCCGACTGGATGCTGGCAAGGACGGTAAGCATCCGCGTCTCGGGGTCGGCGGCGATGCGCAAGGCCTCCGCGATCCACGGCGTGCGCTCCGATCGGAACGGCCCAGGCATCGGCGAGTCGGGGATGGCGAGCACGTTCTCCTCGAGCCACTCGACGACGTCGCCGGAGTCGGACGGCTTCAGCACGTCACGGCCTACGCGGAGAAGGTCAGTCTTGTTCATCGTTCGCGGAGAGGTCGGCCTTCGTCTTGCGTACCCAAGTCTCGAGCGCCTTCACGGCCTTAGCAGGGTTCTCGGGGTTACATCCTTCGGCCACGTCGAGGGCCAGCTTGTCGAGTCGGTTGACGACCTCGCCCATCAGTTGACGCATGGCCTCCGTCGCTTCCTTCGCGGCGATGTAGTCTTTAGCCAGGATGAGCCGGCGCTCTTGCTCTTCCTCGAGGGCGACGAGGGTCTTGAGGCTCTGGTTGTATGCGGTCTGGTACTTGCCCTGGTTCGGGTCGCCTCCCTCCATCGACGCAAGCCACACGCCGCGGGCCCGACCGACTAGCGCCCGGTGTTCCGCGATCGTGTCGGAGAGCGTGCCGTCGTCGAGCTGCGCCGGCGCGGCCTTCGGCGCCTTCGCCTTGCGCTGCTCCTCGCGTTGAGCACGCCATGCCAGGGCGGCTTCGATGCTGTCGGTCGGTAGGCCTTCGCGTTTGAGCACGCTCACGCGCTGCGGCGTGATGTTCAAAGCGGTTCCGATCTCGAGGTTGCTGAGTTTACGCGTCATGGCTGAGTGCTGGAGTTCCCCCGTTTGCTGTTTTGGTCAAAACCTTCGTTTCCCCTCGTAAAAAAGAGGGGCAGGTGCCGTCCAA